ACGGGGTTGGCATCAGCAAGCGCATGTCCCGGTCCAATGATCTGCTTCGTCATTGTGCTGAGAAACCTGCTCACATCCTGCTCCCTGTATCGCCGATCAAACTGGCAATGGTCCCACGTAAATCAGATGGGTTTCCGACGTTAGTGCCAGGCGCACCGGGAGTTCCGCTTACACTTACTGCGGCTCCTTTGGCGCGTTGCGCCTGCTGGTGGGCTTGCAGTGCAGCCTGAGTAGCTGCCTGTGACGAATCTCTTGCGGTTGATGCCTGGTACGTGTCGTCATTCATCCGTACCGCCTTAGTGTAGGCGTCGGGAAGAGAGATTGCAATCCCCCTGCGTGCATTCACTTCGACGATGTCCGCCATCAGGTCACGGACCTCATCAAAGTACGGGTATTGCGGGTCGACGGCCATCTGCTCGATGGTCTGGGTGACCTGCTGTTCCTGCTGGTAGCGCACCTGCTGCTCGCGCTGCTGCTGCGACTGGACGAACTGTTGCAGGGGTGCGAGGCGCTGTTCCAGAATGCGCTCGATGTTCGACTGTTGAACGACCGCCTCAGGGGCGGGCTGACCGGCAATCGCCGCATCCAGCGCGAAGATGTCGATGTTGAACTGCTTCACCATATTGGCGACCAACTGTGCCTTGTCCTGCGGGGTGCCGTTGAACAGTTGGCGCTCCACGGAGAGCAGGTTGTTGACCGCCGTCATCGCGTTGCCACCATAGACCGTGTTAATGCGCTCCATGTGCGGGGCGAACACCTCCTGCATCTGGCTGACCTGCTGCCGGGTCTGCGCCGTTTCGTTCATCACCTTCGTGATGTCGCGCTCGCGGCGGGCCACTTCCTGACGCACGTCCAGCGGCAGCGTTTCCCACAGTTTCTTGGACTCGCCTTTCCACGACTGTGGGGCGCGGTCTACCCGGTGGCGAGCCTCACGCTCCGCTGGAGTCTCACCTTTGTCCGCCACCGCCTTGCTCGCATCACCAGCCACCTCTTCGATGCTTGGTGGAGCATCTTTTGGTTTCGCATCGGACGCCACACTCTCCGCAGCCGGCGCAGCGGATGGGGTGCTCTCCGGCGCAGGACTTGCCGCTTCAGGAGCAGGGGAACTCTCGACTTGAACGGGTTCGGAGTGTTCTTCAATTGCATTCTCCAGTGTGGTGCGTAGCTCTTCGGACATGGTGGTTTTTCCTTATTTGTAGAGTTGCTGCTTCAGTTGCTCCCGAATCGCGGCGCGATCGGGCTGGTACTGGGGACGCCCGACGGGCAACCCCTTCAGTTCCGCAGTCGGGACGACATCATGGCGTTTACAATGCTCTCTAAGCCCAGCGCGGCCAGAAACCACACTCCCATCGATAGGAGAAACAAAATCAGGTAAATCACCCATAATGGTGTGGTGTCTGTCACCCGATCCAGCCAGTTCAGGATGCGGTCCATCTTTGTCATATAGCACTCCGTTGATCTGAATGTAGGATTTACGCGCCATTTTTCTTCCTCGACTTGCGGGCGGGCTTGACCGGCAACAGTTCGATTTCTTCAATCTCGTCGGGAGGAATATCCACGAACGCACCAAGCCATCTGATTTGTCCAGTCTTCAGGTCGCGCACCAACTTGCGACCCATCAGTTCGGACTCTTTGACGGTAAAGCTGATATCCAAATACTCTTCCACGGGGTTCTCCTAGTATGACAACATCAAAATCAGCATTTCTTCCTCTTCCGCCTCTTCGTCCATCTTCTGCTTCAGGCGGATGTCCATGAGGACAAGTGCCTTGACCACTTCCAGATCGGCCAGCAAATTGTCCCAGTCAATGCCCCGTGGTTCCTTGAACGGTGCGACCAGTTCGGTCACCCCAGACACTTCCATCGCTACCAGTTCGCGATAGGCTTCCTTGACGATCTTCCGCTTGTCGACCTCTTCGATTTCCCAAGGTCGCTTGATGAACTGCTGCAGTACCCACCCGCTGCCACCCCCTCCGCCGTAGGAGGGTTTGGTCAGCAGTCCCCATGAGTTACCCCAAGCACGCGCCCAAGATAGTCCCCATGAGGATGCCATTTACACCGGCCCCCACGGATTGCTGTCGGAGCCGTCACCATCCACATTGCCACCATTCACCCGCACGATATTGACCGGCATGATCTCTGCCTTGATTGCAGCGACAATCGCCTGAATATCGGCAGGGGTCAGGGTCATCGACCCTTGGTTTGTCGCAGCACCAGTGACGACTGAATCGTAACCAGCCAGCACACCGGAGGTGTCGTGAACGATTACCGCACCAGAACGCTGCGCTGCACCAATGACCTCGGCACTGAAGCCAGCGAGAACACCAGTTGTCGTATGGACACCGATGTGAGTTGCAGTACCGGATACCGAGCCAGTGCCAGCAACAACATCGCCGGTAGTCTCATGGACGCCAGCGGCAGGTTCATTGACAGCAGAGCCTGTGATGATGCTTGTCAGGCCAGCGACAGTACCAGTGGTCGTATGGAGTCGATAACGCTTTGCCGTACCTGTGACGTTGCTCGTCAGGCCAGCAACTACACCTGTTGTCGGGTGCGCCCGATACCGCAGCGCCGTTCCACTTACGGTTGCCGTATTGCCAACCACATCACCTGTGGAGGGGTGTGTTTGAGCACCTGTCTCGCGGACTGCAGAACCTGTGACTGTTGCGGTGTTTCCGACTACATCACCAGTTGTCGGGTGAGTTACTGGACCAGTTCCCGTTGGTACAAACAGTGGGATTGTTTCAGGCTCGAACAGTTGCCATGGGTTATCTGAGAGTGATTTTATTTCGGCGCTGGAGAGTACACGACCCCATATACCTGTCCATAATGCAGTATCTAAGGTGCTTGTGTTAGTTGATTGACATACCTGCGGAGTCGAAAAACTGGCATCATAGCTTGGCGTTGTTCCAGTATCTGCCGACCCAACTACACGTCCGTTCTCATACAAACGCAAACTTGGCGAACTATATGTTAGACCCCTTAATGCAATGGTATCGCTCCATCTGGTTCCTGGCGCGATCGTTACTCCACCGCAGATTCCATATATATATCCCTCCCCATACCTGTTGCTTATGGTATACCCGTGCTCAAATCCAGTTGGACACGAAGTTGTCCCTGTACGTGGCATACTCCCATACGTGAGCATGGTTATGCCACCATACAAACGAAACCTGTCATTAACTGACGCAGGGCTATAATGAAACCTTACAGCAGCAGCGTTGGTGGCGTCTCTCTGTCTACCAATACCGGCAGCAGTTGTAATGCTTTGACCAACTACGGTTGGCTTAACTGACCCAACAAGATATCTCGCCGGGCCAGCACCCGACCAAATAATATCGACAAGCCCGCGCGTAATTGGATTTGACCAATTAATACGAATGTCGTCTTGGGGTTGTGCTGTCCGATCCCGCGCAACGAATGTTAACTTGTTAGCCATGTGTAATTACACATCTTCGTTCGAGTAGGTGCGAAGTTCAACGGTATTTCCAGTAGCGGCAAAAGCCTGCCCGGTAACATTCTTGAGTGCCACCTTGTAGTTGCCAACAGGGACACGAACACGGTCAAGAATCATCGTGGCAGCAGTTAGCGCGGCACTATTGACTGCTGCCGAGCCGACGAAATAGTTGTCCAAGCACTCACCCGTCGTCGTGCCGAAGTTCGTTCCATCCAACTCAGGGATGAAGTAGACAGCAACATAGGCACCGATAGCACGGTTCGTTGCCTGCGCTGCAAGGTTGATCTCAACCTGTGCCAGCGGGAAGCGAAGTCCAGCGGTGGTGTTATCCTGCGTGGCCGATAGCGTACTTACTGAGCCGTTTGTCAGCCCATTCAGTTCCGTCGTCAGGACGGTAACGGCTGTACTTCTGGCGGTGTATTTATTTGCCATGATCTATCCTCAGAAATTGTTCAGTACGTCACTGATGTCGTCAGTGGATAGCGTTCCAGACCAGTTCAGCTTCGTTGCCGACACGGTGTTTTGAGTCACGACTATACCGCCCTCGTACACCTCGGCCTGCGTCGCTTTGCGGGTGCAGTTTTGAAGCACTGCAACGGAGTCGACATCCCCCCAAACGTCTTGGACCGCTTTCCGCATCTTCTGGCGTGAGAAGTTGATTGGAGAGAAGGTGAACAGCAGCCCCCACGTCGAACGCTTGCCTTCCGACAACGCATCCCACTTGGTGACGTTGATGGCCTCGAACAATTGCTGATCCGTCATTGCAGGATTCCATGCATCAGTCGTGGTTGGTGCATTACACCAGTTCGCTAAACCGACGTCATCACGGTTTCCCACGGCAGTAACAACAGCAGGCTCAGTCTCAGCCCGCAGTGCATCCGCAAGGATTTGCTTCTGAGTGTCGTTCATAATCAGCCACCAATCTTCAGACCGCTGGGGGTGCTCTCGACGGTCAGCGTAACGGTAATCGGAACGGCAATCTGGTCAGCAACGACCGTCACCGGCTCGGACTCGGCGGCAGGGCCAACACTTGCACCAGAGGAAGTCATGCGAACCACCCTTGCGACGTAGGTGCCGATGTCGGCAATGGTGAAACTCACCTCGCGACTGGTGGCAGGGATGTTCGCCTGCGCCACGGTGGCGTTATTGCGGGTCAACCAGACGAAGTAGCCACCCGGCGTGATGTTTTCCGGGTTGTCGATGAGGCCGGTATCAAAACCAACGATTGCGAACTTTTCCATGATGACTCCTTACTGGCTCAGTGCTGCGTAGGTGAGTGCGGAACAGGACACGGTGTCGCCAGAAGCAACGACAAGACCACCGGTCATGTTGATGTCGGAGGCGGATGCTGCGACCGCGCAATGGACGATGGCTGCGTTGGCCGACGTCTGGAACGAGGCGAATGCCACCGTGCCGCCCGTTGCGTTGGTGTCGGACGTGATCGCGTTCGCTGTGGCCACACCCGTGGTCGAGTTCGCAGCGGCGAATGCGGTGGCCGAGAACGGCAACGAGGCGATGTTCGCACCCGGTGTGGTCACGGTACTGCCGGTCGGGTGGAACCGCAGGAAACCACTGGCACCGATCAGTGCAGTGACAGCATTGGTGGCAGCAGCTTTCGCGCCGTTCGAGTGGGTTACGGTTGCAGACATTGAGTCTCTCCTTCAGGGATGGTTGCTTCGATGGGGGGTTCGGAGAGTATGTAACCCTCCATTTCGTAGGATTCCACCTTGCCCGTATCCTTGCGGGTGACGGTCACGGTGAAGGTTACATCTGCCGGTGGACCTTTTACATCACTCACTTGAAACGCTCACTTTCTTTCCGGTTGAGGTGGTTGCAGTCTTGGGTGCTTTCATGGCGGCAATCTTCTCTTCGTGCATTTGGCGCGTCATGTTCATCTTTTCCTGATGCATGGCGGTTGCTGCCTCCAAGTCCTGAGTGCGTTGCTGTTCCTGTATCTCCATGTCGGCTATCTGGCCGCGCATCTTGATCTGCATTTCCAGCCGCATCTGTTCCAGTTTCATCTCACCCATCTGACGTTCGTAATCGATCTTCATCTGGGCAGTTTCACGATCATAGGCCAGTTTCTGCTGGTCAGCCATTGTCTCGGATGCCTGCTTCCGTTGCTCCATGTCCATGTCGAAGGCGGCTTGACGCTGTGCCATCTCCATTTCCATCTGCATCTTCTGCTGTTCCATCTGCATCTTCTGCTGTTCCATCTGCATCTGCATCTGCATCTTCTGCTGCTCAGGGTTCGGCTGGTTCTGTGCAGCCTGCTTCTGCTCCTGAATACTCTTCATGATGTCGCTCAGGGTGCGATCAATCACGCCCTCCAGCTCCTGTGCACCCTTGAAGCCGGCGATGGAGAACTTCAGCGACTCGAACAGGATTGGGGCTGACTCGGGGACAGCCTTCATGGTGGTGGCCGCCGACTGGAGCAGGGTGGCAACCGCGTTCATGAACTCAATCTTCTCCTGCTTCTGCTGCGCGTAGTCGGTCATGGCGAGGCTGTCAGCCTGCACATTCACCCGCCACTCGAACGCTTCGTGGTCACCCTTCAGCAACTCAACAGCTGACTGAATCACCTGTGGGTCTTGGGCATCCTGATAGAACTCCATGTTCGCCAGTTTGAGAATCTGCTGGGGAACGAAGTGCCGACAGATAATCTCGCCCTTCAACCGCAGAATCTCTTCGGCGAACCGGGCTACCTCGTCCTGCATCTTCTGGATGCGAACACTGGCAAACTGCGCCTTCAGGTTCTGAGCACCCAGTGTTTCGCTGGCCTTGGTGTTGCCACGGACGATATCGCTGATACCAGTCAGTTCGTAGATTTGACCCTTGATGTCGTCGCGGGCCTGACGCAATCGTTCCAGCGCGGCAATGACCTCGCCCAGCGGGAGCCAATCGACGCTGCCCTTGACGCCACCCTTCTCGGCGAAAATCGCCCAGTTGTCCACAGGAATGAGTGAGTTCTCGCTGCCCTGCTGGAGCATCCGCTGGACACCCGAGGCGCTGGCATCATAGACACCAACCACCTTGCAGGCTTGCACCAATAGACTGATACGGTTATTCACAAGGTCCAGTTCGTTGTACTGGTCTTGGCATATCACGAAGTCGTTGACCGCGATGCAGTTGGACGTGGTGGTCAGGGCGAACAGCGGCTTCGGGCAGGGATCGAAATCCTCCAGCTTCAGCGGGTCATCCACCTCGTCCAGCAGCTTCGGCCATGCCTTGGATAGCCACAGCACGCGGCGTTCCTGACGGTCCCAAATCTCGTAGATCATGGCCTTCTGGAGCACGTCGTTCTGCGGCTGGTTGCTGTTGGTGTCCTTGCCTCGAGGGTTGTAGTCCATCGGGATTTGCTTGCCCGGGTCTTCACCGAAGCGCTTGACCAGTGCATCCTGGTCCATATACACCCGACGAGCGATCCAGCGGCGCTCGCGCCACGTGCGGCAGGGCGAGTACAGGAAGTCTTCCCAGAACACGTGGTCGATCATCACCTCCTGACGGCTGACCTCCTCGTAGGTGGCTTCCGGCTGCAGTTCCTCGCCCGTGACGGGGTCGATCTGCGCTTCGAGGGTCTTCTCCTCGGTGTCGGTCTCCAGACGCAGCCACGCGCAGCCCATGCCCGGTACGAGGCGATCCTCGATGGCATCCCGCATGACCTGACCGAAGTTGCACTCCGGTTCGTCAATGTCCTGCATGATGGCATTCTGGAGCATCATACTGGCGACACGGGCAGGGTCATCGTTCGCTTGTCCAAAGCGCCGAGCAACCGTCACCTTGGGCAACTTGGCGTAGAGGCTGGACTTCATGATCTCGACGTTGGTCGTGAAGATGTTGAACTTCCGTTCGCTGCCGTCCACGGAGTCCCGCTCGTCCTTGTAGCGCCGAACGGTGTTACGACCACGGGTCTGGAAGTTGGCGAACTCCTTCTCCGCCATCGTTATTTCGTCCTTCCATCGCCTGTACCTGCTGTCGGGTGTCTTGTCGGTTTCCTCGACGGATTTGATTTTGCTGGCTACGGTATAGGCGTCGTGGCTCATTTCACATCCTTGTTGATTGTTGGGGCATATCATCCCACAGATCATTCAAACTGTAGCCCTGTTTGACCGGAGGTGCAACGGTGGCGCGTGCGGGTGCGATGGCGCTCATCCGACGTCCAAGTAGCCCGAGGGCGTCGATGCCGTCGTCCACGCCGCTGCCGACACCGTTCGGGAACATCAGCAGTTCCTCGGTCAGCCAGCGGGCAAATGGTGCATCGGCAGGGTAGTAGATTTTCCGGCGCTTGAACTGACCACAGAGCGGTGCCGCGCGCGTCTCCTTGTCTTGACCACGCATGGGTAGCATCTTCCACGGGACATGCACCCGCAACTGCTGCGCCTTGGTGCTGACCAGGTGGATCATCACCTTCGCCATGTTGTCGTCGTCAATCAGCCACTCGCGGGGGGCGTAGGTTTCGCAGTAGGAAACGATACGGGTGGCGGTCCGCTCAGGGTCAACACGTTTGCGGTCAGCTTCAAGAATGTCCCAGTTTCCGTCTGGGTCAATTGCCACAATGAAGTGTACCGTGTAGTCCCCTGTATTGACCGACAGAGCCAAGTCTGTAAGACCATAGATCGGTGTCTCCCCAGAGATGACCGGCGACGGTCTGTGACGGATGTCATCGACGGTGATCCAACTCCCGGTGTCGGATGGCGGCTCCTGCTGGTACATCGTCTTCCACGTGAACTCGTCCTTCGAGAGGTCGACGACCATCTCAGGCGTGTACCACTCCGGCCACAGGCGCTCACCCGGTGCGCGACCCAGCGGGTCATTCTCGCCGGCCAGCATCGGCAGCACGATCGTTCGCAGGCGACGTGTGGGGTTCTTGGCGAACTCCTTCATCATGTACCCGGCCATGTCGTAGGC